TACTTTCTCTAATTGCTTATTGCTTTTGACGATTGCGAATCATCGCAAGAATGTCTTCTGCACGACCGCTACCACTTGCTGGAGCAGAGGCTGTTTCAGCCTTTGGTGCAGGAGCACTTACTTTAGGAGCAGGTGCTTCGTCTGGATCAATGTTATGGTCTGCCGCTGGAGCAGATGTACCTGCTGTTGGGTCGCCTGTTACAGAACCCATACCTGCTGGACGGAAGTATTGTCCCCATGCTTCTTTGTCAAACGGTTCACCGTCAACTGATGCTTGGAACATTTCTTTGATAACTTTGAGCTCAACATCACCTGGCTTCTTAGGCAAGAAGTCATTTAAGTTGAATAAACCGTGTGCCTTGACTGCGTCAAGTTCTGCATCGGTTAATGGGCGTTCACGACGGCTCCACTTTGATGTAGAATAATCAGCATAGCCACCTTTGCTGGTCTTGACCAATTTAAAGTCAACGCCACGTGCGAAGTCTGTTGGCAATTCTTCCAACTCTGGGTCAACTAATGCTGACTTGATTAATTGGAAAATTTGTGGACCGATAATGAATCGGCGAATTGGATTTTCTGGATGTGAATCTTCTTTCAATCCGTCTTCTACTACAAAGCCTTGGAAAATGTATGAACGCTTTTTCCAGTACTTACGACCCAAGTCTTCAAGACTCTTATCCTTAAACCAACCACGCACCTCACTAAGGATTGGGCAAGTTTCACCATACATTTCCATACATGGTACTTGAACTTGTACTGGTTTAGAATCTGTTTCGCCTTTAATACCAGCGAAAGGTAACTTGATCATTAGGCGTTCTGCCCAAAAGAAAGTATTGTCTCCATTACCATCTGGTAGGAAACGTACTGTGGATTCTTTGTTTTGATCTAAGTTCCAGAACGGATAGATTGCGTTGTCACCAACGGGGCGGTCACCGCCGCTTGATCTTGTTTCTTGTGCCTGTAGTTTTGCACGAATTTCTGCTAATGTGGCCATAATGTTCTCCTTTTAATATGCCTGTTTTGCCTTATATTTGTTTTACACCAACTGTAAAACAAAAAGTGCATACATTGTATTGTACGCACTTTTATTTATTATCGCAAGAGAAATCCTGCGCTAAATGTGATTTATTTTGCCAATCCTGCTAGACGTAAGATATCTTCTTTCTTAAACGGTCTATCAATTAAATTAGGATTCTTTGGTGCTGTTTTTTGTGATGCAGGTGTGGCAGTTGTTGGGCCGGTTGGTGTTGCAGGTTCTGCCGATTTAGTACTTGGAACACTATCAACGCGATTTCTGCGAGGTTGAGGTTTGTAAATGTCATCAGCCGCATCAGCCGCTTTGTCAGCAGTTTTGGCTCCAGACTTTTCTACTTCCTTTAAGACCTTTTCTTTAACTGCCTTGCCCATTGCTTCCTTAACAGGTTGAGGAATCGCTTCGATAATTTTTTCTCTTGCCGCTTTGGAAAGACTTTTTAGAGGACCTTTCATTGCGGCAATTTCAAAAACTAATATTGCCCAGTCTGTTATATCCATTGAGTTGGGATCTTTATAAATTTTTACAGCGTAATCGTATATGTCCCAAACTGTCCATACAGTAAAAACAGCACCTATAAGTGCGGCGATAGTCATGCCTCCCAGTCCAGGAATTACCGTAGCACCAATGGCTCCGATAATTGGAAGGAATTCATTTAACTGTCTGTTTTCTGTTATTTCTCTTAAACGCATATATTAGAAATCGTTGCCAGCCATACCTTGGCTTACTGGTGCTGGAGGAGTTTTACCTGGATTTTGTTTTTTCCATTGTGCTAAATTCTGTGCCTTCCAGTTTGATAGACTCTGCTGTTTAGCGGCATCAATTTGTTGTTGTGGAGTCTGTGCTTGTGCAGGAGCAGGTTGTCCACCTTGTGCTGGCGCAAATCCTGCGGCACTTCCTTGAGCGGAAGGTTGTGCAGGTGCTTGTGCAGGAGCAGGTTGAGCCGCTGGTGCAGGTGCTTGTGCAGGTGCCGCTGGTTGACTATATTGTTGTTGTGCGGCTGCAAACGCTCCTGATTTCTTTGGAGCATATTCATCTGCTGGAGCCGCGGCTGGTGCTTGAGCTGGAGCAGGTGTTGCTGGTTTTGTTTGTCCTTGTGCAGGAGCCGCGGCTGGTGCCGCTCCGCCTGCTGGTGCTCCGCCTGCTGGTGCTGCCGCACCTTGTGCTGGTTGTTGTGACTTGGCCGCTTGCATAGCCTTTTGTGTGGCTGGACCCATCTTACCATCAACCGCTATACCAGCCGCTTGTTGAAACTTTTTAATTGCAGCCTCCAACTCCCCAACTGATGTAGCATCGGCGGCTTCTTGAATAGCGCCTTGCATACTTTCAAAGTCAGGTCCTTCTTGTGCGGGCATCATTTGTTCTTTAGAGCTTAGTCTTTCAACTACTTGACTAGCAAATTGTCCAGCGTGTTCGCCAAAACGTTTTTCAACAGCAATCTTTACACCCTCTTCGCCTTTAGGAAAAGTTCCTTGCTCTTGATCGTACATACTCATAATAAATTCTACAACTTCGCGAGCATTTGGTGCTTGTGTAGGAGCAGGCTGTGCCATAGGCGGCTCTTGAACATCATATTCGAATGTTGTAATGTCATCTAAATGCTGTTCGTAATCTGCCAAATGATTATGTTCTTCTAAATCGTCATCGTCACATACGCATGGATTCTTCTCGCAAACATCGCAAACTTTGCCTTTGCCTTCACCAACTAAATCTTCATATCCTAATGCTTTTGGTTGATCTACTAGTCTGTAGATAAATGGGAATACAGATTTAAGTTCTTCGTTGAATGTACGGATTGTCAGTGCATCTACCCAACTATTAACTGTTTCTTCTGGGATAGGTAATTCTCTTGCAGGCGCAAAACTTTCTGCAAACTCTGCATAATAACTTTGACGCTGTAGTTTTGAAATCTGTTCTTTAATATCGGAAATACGTGATAGTACTAATTCGGATACATCGCTTAGTGCTTCTTGTAAGCCGTTACGCTGAGTGTAATTTTTAAATTGACGTAATTTGCTTAGTTCTTCGCTTAATCCAGATATGTGTGTGCCAATTGCATCATATACAGTACCGCCGTTGGCTACGTGAGTGGCCATTGCACGAGCACCATTTAAGTGGCGGTGTGGATAACGGAATCTTTCTCCAGCGGCGTTTTCGATGTAAATGCTATCAATGTGCATTGTACGTCCTGCTGGAATATTGTAATTAACTGGTTGACTGTGCTTGACGATAATCTTCGCTTCACCCATGTCTTGGAAACTAGTCTTGCTAGTACCCCATAGTTTTGATTCACTCATTTTTGTATCTCCGTTTTCCTGTGCCAGATATTCATAATCTCTTTTGTCTAGATTTGTTTTTGTAATATCTCTAGTATCAAAGTTCAGCATGTTCGACTTGGCAAACATACGCAATTCTTTCAAAAAATCGTACCAATGTTTTTTAGCATCTGTGTGCTCGCCTTCCACCATGGATTCATTGTAAATCACAGTTAAACTATCGTCGTCTAACTTGATATTAACGTGCCCTAAACTAGCACCCTCGTGAGTAAAATCCAAGTCAAAAAAGCGAGCAGTTGCTGGGTCTGTAATAACAACACCTGCTTGATCCCCTAGTTTTACATTGGAGAATCTGCTACGAACTTTGTTGAAAAGGTCAGTGGAAATTGTGGTCAAATCTTTCATAGTAGTATTTATTAGAATCCTGTTGAAACAAATATAGGCATTGGTGGCTCGTAATCGTTCTCGTCATCCTCAAATCTGCCCGTCATAACTTCAAATACACGCTGATCCCAGTCTGCCATTACAGAACTCATACGTACTGCTAGAAGCATTGCCGATACTAAATCGTCAGTTTCGCCCGATTTTGCTTTAAAACTGATACCTGAAGCAATAAAAGCCTTTAGTTCTGATATCAGTGCTTTACTGTTTACTTTTAACTTGTTAGACTCGATTAAGTGTTTTAGTCTGCTACAAGCCGATATTTTACTGCGATGTGTAGTATTAAATCCCTTGCGGAACTTGCGAACATGCCCTTTGCGTATTGGTTCTGCTATAAACATTCCGGGTATGTTTTCTTCGCCCACGTTCTTAACTACAATTAGTGCCGCCTCGCCTACTGTGTTATTTTCAATACTCCAGTAGATGTTACTGCCCTGTGTTTTTGGACAGCAGTCTGCAATATACTTGTTGATATCTTTAAGTATTTTTATCTGTCCTTCGATGGCAGTAGTATTGTGTTGCCACTCTGCTACCTGTATCATTGTGGGCAATTCTAAAACTTGTATGGCCGCATAGTTGCCTCCAGTGCCCAGTGCCGGATCTAAAGCAACGGCATATATCATATCGTCGGTGGGCTGTTTGTACCAACGACATTGTCCCATTTTAAGGATTGGTTCTTTGCCTTCCATGCCAGCAAGACAGATACTGTTAATCAGTGTTTCGTCATAGACTAAGAATTCGCAACCGTATTCTCGACGGAATCGTTCTTCACCGATGCGTCCTAGTTCTACAGTTTTCCAGGCTTCATCTCTATCTGGATGTTCCCACCATTCGCTTCTAAAACTGTGGAATCCATTAACACCTACATCAGTGCTGTTGCCGTGCTCGTCAAATTTCTTTTCTGCTTCTTTCCAAATAGTAGCAAATGTGTCTTCGTCACTGTTAGGTGTGCTAGTAATAATAGCACGACCACCAGTTGCTAGTGTTGGCGAAATAGATGTCCAAAACTCGTCTGCAATGTTTGGTTGTACAAATGCAAACTCATCACAGTATAGTAAGGATATTGACATACCGCGACCAGTGTTGCCAGTAGTAGTTGCTGATACAATACGTGATCCATTATCAAATTCTATACTCCCTTTGTTATAGTTTGTTACACCACAGCGTATGTGGTCTGGACAGTCTTCATAGGCATAGCGTATGCGTTGCATAATTTCCTGACTGCCTGTATATTTGTGTGCGGCAACAAGAATAGTCTGGTCTGGATGGAACATAGCATACCACAACAAATAGCCAGCCGCACAGGTAGTCTTACCACTTTGACGTGGTAACATATTGATATTAAATCTGTGGTTGTGATAACTATCTAGTAAGTTTACCTGATACTCATATGGTTCAAATAATAACTTACCTTTAACTGGGTGCTGTATGTAAAAGAAATTCTTAGCAAAGTATAGATAACCAGTTGATGGGTCAGCACACTGGGCTAAGTCGGCAATCTGTTGTTCCGTGAAACGTTCTTGCCTGTGGGCTTTCTTAATTAATACGCCGTCTAATGTTTTTCCTGCCATACTTTATTTAACGAAAAAAATGGGCTCCGAAGAGCCCATTTGGCATTGTCTTAATCACAATGCAACCGCCGACGAATTACTTGCCTTCTTTGATTTCTCTGTAGCGTTGATCCAATGCTTGACGAATGCTTTCTGCTCTTACGGCCATTGCATTGTCGCCATCTTGCGCTTTAGCATACTGTTGTTTTTCTTTATTTAAACCACCTGACAAATCTTTAATCAATGTATTGTGGTCACTGTATTGTTCGTCTGGTTCGTTAGCATAGGCTTCCTCTGCATTTTCGTAACCGCTAGGATCTTTAACACGTAGGTCTGCTGGGTCTTTTGGTTCGTTCATGCCGCCGCCGGCGTCTGTAGTTACGCTGTCTACACCTGCGTATGCTTCTTCAGGACTGTTAGAATATTCTTTTTCAATACCTGCCTTGCGAACTAAATCTTTAATTTGATCCATGCCACGGTCGCCATCTGCACCTGCTGGTTTCATTTCAGGCTCATCGCCCATTTCATCACCAGGTTCTTCCCCGCCAATTTTTGTAACTTTAATTGGCATATCTAAGCCTACTGCTGGCATTGGCATGCCCATTGGTGCTGGCATGTGATCGTGTCCTAGACCAGACTCTGCTGAGCGCATTAAATTTAACAATTCTTTAATATTGTCTACACCTTGTGCGTTTAAATTTACACTCATTGTTACTGGAGGTGTGCTTGGAGAACCCATTGGGCCTGGCATGCCACACTCTTCGATATTCTCGTTTAACTGAGTTGTTGTTTCTGCTTTAGCACCAGTAACGATGCCTAATAATTTTTTCATGTCCATGATTATTTTCCTTTTAGAGTTTTGGAGCCAATTGGACTTATACTAGCCCCAGACTCTGGCATTTCAGATGCTTTTTCTTTATGTACTTGTGAATCCTGACGAGACTTTGCATCTGCAACTAAGCCTTTTAAGAAACTTGATACGTGCTTGTCACCAACTTTGTCCTGAGCACTTTCGCCACCAAGATCTTCTTTGGCGAGAAGTGCTTCGCCTTGTTCTTTATTAAAATTTACTTCTACTTGTTCTGCTTCTTGATTAGCAGTACGAACTCTTACACGGTTCTTTTCACAACCACATACTTGACAGATATAGTTTTCTAAAACCTGTGTAGTAGTAGGGTAGTTAACTTCAACACTGAATACTGTAACATTTGTGTTTTCTAATTCTGGGAAATCTAAATGGCGCTCTGCAATAGGTAAGCGTTTGCCGTTATCCATTTTTACAATGGAAAAACGTTCCATAGCACCTTTAAGTTTAGTCTTAGTTTCTTCGTCTAAATCGCCGGCGATTTTAATCTTAAACTCGTATGTTTTTTTGCTTTCTGTTAAGTATTCGTTAAATGATTTCATAGTTTTCCCCACTACTGTATTTATTTCATATTCTTTAATTTTTCCAGCAGACTATTGCGGTCTGTAATCAAGTAGCCTTCGCCTTGAATGTCGTCCTCGTCTCCTGCTGGTTTAGCCTCTTGATCTAACTTCTGCTTTTTGAGCTGTAGTTCAATCATCTTGAGCTTTTTGTCTATCTTTGCTGATTTAGCATCTATAGCATTTTTAAGTGCGGTCTGTGCTACTTCAAAAATTCTGGCACTATAGCGTGGTTCAACGTTCATGCCCAGGTCAACTAAATCGTCATAGGCATCTGTGGCCTTTTGTGCTAGTGCATCTAATTCGCTGTCTGCAATATCGCCTAGTCCTTTAACCTGAGGTAATGCGGCAGCAATCTTGTCAATTTCTCCAATATCGCGGAATAGGTTTTCCGCTGGGGCATTATCACGAGCTAGTTGCTTTTCTGCTTTCCTGTGATTCTTTTCTTCGTTTTTAACGATTTCTTGATTTTCAGGTAAATTGAGTAATTCTTCAAGTTTTTTAGTCATACAATACTTATCGCTTACCGTTATGGAAAATATCATTTTCCGATACAACTCTGAACATTATACCCTGCTGTTTACACCAAGCACGACAAGCCGCCCACTTGGCTTGATTTTTAATATATGCGGCCTGGTTAGTTTTACTACGTCCTACTTTTTCTAATACTGCTTGACTAGCAGGTTTAACTTCCCAGACTTCTGCGTGTTTACGTCCGTTTTTATCATTATAGACTACAAAAAAATCTGGTACATAGATAGTATGCTTGCCAGTTAAAGGATCTCTATAAGGAACTTTAACTACTTCACTGCCCCACTTTTCGATGGCTTGATTATTATCGAACATCTGCATTACTGCCCATTCCCAACTACTTCTGTAGGTAGGAGTTCTATTACCCATATACTTTTCTGGATTTTTTAAAGCGAACTTACCTTGTGCAAACTTGCTGGCCATATTATACTACTATGTTTCTGCTTTCCAGTAAGTCGCCTTGACCTTGTTGACGATATCCTAGGGTAGATATCTTTTGTCTGTTATAGTTAAGGACTTCTGCAACTACGGCACTAAGTTTAATATCTTCCAGACCTTTTAGTGTGTCTAACAATGTAAACACATTTACGCCGTCTATTTTAGCCTGTTGTAATAATACAATAGCAGTGGCTTGGCTGGCCAGATCGTCAAAGCCTCTTTTTTGAAAGAAGCCAACTGTGGCATCGATTTGATCTGCTGGAAAACTAATAGGCTCAATGAAATAAGCATCAAAAAATGATTTTACTTTTTCACCGGAATCTGTTTGCTCTGTTTGCGGTAAGTTACTGCTCTGTGATATGTTTGACATGATTATCCTAAAAATCCTGGTAGTTTTGCTATAGCAGCCGACGCAATATTTGATACAGTTGGATCATTATTTTCTAATGCCTTTATTACGGCTGCTTCGGCTTGTGCTTTTGTTGCCGCTGGCAACGAGTCGTATG